TACATAATAACGGGTGTTGTAAAATTTGGAAACGCCTCTGTATCGTTACGGGCTTCAAACGTTTGTATAATATCGGCAAAGTTTTCCGTATAAGCGCTCTGCAAATGGTCTAATGTTCCCTTTTTGATTGGCATTGCTACACCTGTAGTAATGTCGGTTGTTTTTATTATTTTCATTTCTTAATATGTTACAATATCGTAATTAATACCAGCTAAATTAATACTATCGGCAAAGCGCCTTACTGTTTTCTCTCTTATCAATGATGTGCTGCCTAATGCTGTATAAACAGCCACGGGCATGTTAATAGTAAAATGTGCTATGCCTGCAATGCTTACGTTTTCAGCGTTTATAAATGCCGTTGCTTCACCATTTGAGTACACAGCGTTACTGCTTTCGCTTTCGGTTAATCCAACAAAGAACACAGCATTTACAGCGGTGTTTTGTGTGATGTAAATATCGCTTAATCCAACAACGGGCTGCCTAAATGTAGTACCAAACCATTCGTTTAAAGCGTATTCAAATATTAATTTGCTTGCCGTTTGTTGAACGCGCCCGTTTAATCCGGTGAACTTTTCTTGAACTAACACCCAATAATTAGTGTCAATCGGTGGTGTTCCTGTTGGTGGTATGGTCCAACATTCATAAATACTTTTGCCATAATTCACACGGTCACCAACTGCATAAGTTGTTGCGTTACTCCATGATGCTGTTCCAAAATCACCATTGCTATATGTGCCGAAAATAATATCATGCAACCATTGCAAAGGCTTCATGTAAACAGCCCCGCGCGCAATACGTTTAGTTGTACGTTTGCGGCTTGGTAGGTTATTAAGCCAAAAGTTATTAAAGTTGATATTAAATATTGGCATTATGCTGGTGGGTGTAATTTAGTTTCGTTTATTTCGTCCATTTCATTGGAAGTATATGCTATTTCATTGCCTGCAAGGTACCACATACTGCCACTTGTAAACTCAGCAACTTCCAATTCGCCTTGATATTTTACCCAATAAAAACCGCTTTCTCTTTCCATGTTATTGCGCTATATAATTAATAGTATCGTTAAATGTATAAGGAGATGTTGTTTCTTCTACCATGTAACCCGCAACGGTTGCGTAAGTAACACCATTTACACCGCTTGCAAGGTCATAAATAATCGAACCCGCTGAATAAGCCAAAGTATCGGGGCGAACTTTCACTGTTTGTAAAGCTACATCATTAATGCCTGGCACCGCTTGAATTGCATCGGTTAATGCTTGTATCGACATTTCACCGTTAAATGGTAGATTAGCAATGTAGTTTGTAATAGCAGCGTTAACGTTGGTCTGAATAACAGCATTGTACTGGCCATCGTAATAAACATCAGCAAACACGGCTATTTTGTCACTTTCTAATGAAACAACATTGTAAGCGATGCCCGCAAAATTAAACTCGCCTACGTAGTCAATCAATGCTGTTAATTCAGGGCTTGTTAATGGTTCTGGTGGGTCGTTCTTAGCCACTTTTATTGTTACCGTTCTATTGTTTGCAGTTTTTACAGCGCGCCTTGTAATGATTTGATATTGTGGCAATATTTGCGGATAATTAACAGTATAAGTAGTTAAATCAAACTGTGCTACTTGAGTATTTGTAGCGTCATATTGAAATGCTGAAACCATTTTTGCAACCCATTGTGGTGTACCTGGCTTTGCCTCAAATGCAATGGTTTCTAATTCAGACTTTTTCAAATCCATTATCTGTTCAAATATGGCAATTGCAACGGCAACGAGATAAATATACAAGTTCCATAATGCTGTTTGTGATGTTGATGTTAAACCCGCAAGTGCTGTCTGCGCGTTCTTTTCATCAATCATTTGCTGTTTTATTTGTGCTACTGTGCGGGCCATTTAGTCTTGCTTAAATTTATTAACCGTTGAATATTTACAATAGTGCAAATTTACGTTATTTTCAACACGCCCAATTTGCAAATCACTTAGTAATATAGTTTCTTTGTCTTTGATATGCCTTTGTTGATGCATAAAAATAAACATACACAAATTGTCGTCAAAATCTCGCGGGTCAAATTCTATATAGTGTTGTTTAGTTTGTGCCATATCTTATTCAAATGTTGGTGTTAAATTAATAACTTCGTGCAATTCGTTAAAATATTTAATATCGTCTTGTCCGTAAATTAATTTACAACCGCTAAAAAGACAAAGCAACTCAATATAAAAGCCATTAATACTAATCGCTGTTGGTTTTTTAGACATCAAATATTTAAAAGCATTTGGATATTTATTTTGAATATCGCTTACACTTTGTATTTCTAATTTTACTGGATTTATTGCCATATCTTATTCAAATGTTGTTGTTATATCTGCTGGTGGGACTGTTGTTTCAATGCCTCTTATTACATCCTTGCCGACCTTATCCACATAAGCGGTTTGGTATGTTTGTTTATACACGTACATATTTTTGTGACCATAACTCGGCTCCTCACTTATTCTGATTAATTCTCCAGATTGATAAGGTCTGAATTTTTGTAATGCTAAAAACACTTCATTTTTCAATGCAAAAATATCTAAATTTTGATCAAGTGAACCATCTTGTGCATCTAATTGTTGCATTACAATATGAACGTTTAATATCAATGGTTCAATCATTTGATAGCCCGCGCCCATTTGTTTAATATTGGTAATATCCACATCATAAAACACGGCAGGCATAGGAAATAAGTAACCAGCTTCGGGGTCGTTATCTGCAATATTATCGTACTGCTGATTATAAACAGCCTTGTGTTGCACACTTGGCGCAAACTCGGTTAATCGTGCAAATATGTCATCAAAAAATTCTTTCATCTCCAAATATCATCAAATGCCTTGTTTATAATCTTAATTTGTTTCTGCCCTAATTCATTTGTTTGCCCCATAAATTGGCGTTGAGGTAGGTTCATTTTTCTGCTAAACCCCTTTACGTTGTGTTTTGCGCCTTTAAGTGTTATTGTTCTAATTTTTCCTTTTGTAAATTTACCATCAATAAAACCAGCGCTTCCTCTTACTTTTGACTTTATGTCTTTTCCGCTTTTTTTATGTGGTTTGACATATTCAACTCCTTTAAAACCCTCATTGTGAACTTTAGCATAAGGCGCGCTGTTAGCAATTGTTATATTATCCCACCTTTTACTTAACACATGAAAAGAACGTCTTAACCGTCCTGATTTCACTAATATCGCCCTTGTTTTAGCAGCACCCTTGCCATTAATTCTACGTTGTACTTCTTTCCACTTCTTCCCGTCATACCCTTGTTTCCTCCAAGAACTTTCAAAATAAGACTGCGATACGTTGGCAATTTCAGCGGGCAACACTTCCTTAGTTTGCTGTAGTCGCTTTTCGACCTCATCTAATTTCCACGGAGATTTTGACATTATAAACTCCCTAAATAATTATCAAACATATAAATATCGCCTCCCAAATCAAAACGTGATTTAATATCCATAATTTCACCAACTGATTTACGTTGTATTTCGACAAACTCTAAATATAATTGATGCAGGGCCGCGGTTTGTGTTGTGGCTTTTTCAGAGTAAAAATCCAATAACTTCAATTCCGCTTCGGCTGGAATGTTTATCATTTCAGCGGGGTCGGTTGATATGGTTGGAGTTGTTACCTCATACGTTGGCAAAAAACCTAAATCATTTGCGGCATCTACTAACCTTTGATAGTGCTTTGCTTCGTTGGCGGCTTCGTTTAGAAAGTACTTTTGAAACCCAAATAAACCAATATATTGAGCGCCATTCGCTAAACCTCGATACATTGCCTCTGCTGATAACTCATTGACAATAGCTTCGTTTATTCCGCTTTGCTCAGTTGTGTTTATTAATGTTTTTTTCATGTTACAAAATTAATCTTTTTTTGGTATTGGCAAATTAAAATTTCTCTTTGCGAGTGATTTGTCTTTTGGTGCCACATCAAAATATGGGTGTTTTTTACTGAATATAATTTTGTCTTTGCCTGGATTAATTTTAAACATCGGCTGCATTTTTTCCATGTCCTTTTCAGCTTTCTTTACCTTTGCTTCACTCGTTTGTTTTTTATCGTCATACTTACTGACCTTGCGAAGCATACATCTACAATTAAAATGATTTAAAGGGGCGTGTATATTCCAAAACGGGTCATCAACGGGCAATGTTATTCCATCCAAAGGGCGGCAAATATCGCTTGTGTTGGCATCTAAAACAGCATCATACTCTAACATATTAAATATATGTTTCTCTTGTTCTATATCACTCCATTTGCGGGCAGATTGAGCCATCCCAATAGCGGTGTCATATTCAGTTTGTAGCCATGTTTCATTGAATTGATTGAATACTTGCCCCGCTTTTGCCTTAAATTCGCTGTATTTCGGCATCGTTGCTAACATGTCGCTCATTATTCGTACTTGTTGATATGTTTTTGCGCCACTAAACATATAAATGTTTTCTCTTAACTCAACTAATAGCTTGCCATCGGGGCTATACGGGTCGAAGTCTTTTAAATTGCCTCCAAAGCCCTCATACAATGATTGTTTTAGTTTATTGGATATCTGAAAATATAAATCAGGTGGTAAATTATTTACATCTACCACTCCTCCGTAAATTTCACGGATTAACCTATCCGCTGGATAATCAATTAACTGTGTTGGCATTTTCAGCAGTCCAATACTCAATTAACAACGGTTTGGCACCCGTTAATATGTCGCTTTTTTTAATATCAATATCATCAAACTTTGTTCCCTGCAATTCAGCAACTGCCATTTGTTCATCGGTTAAATTGCCTTGTTTCCATTGGAATTTTAACCACAACATATAATTGTCATAGTACTTATTGTTTAGATAAATAGCCTTTGGCGCTCTGTTCATTTTGCGTTCAATGCTTATTGCTGTGGCCACCATGTCAACGGCAATATTACCCGTTGATTTCCATTCGTTAATATTACTGTAACTCATCGTACATGTTTTTTAATCGGGTTAATACATTTTGGCTTAATTGCGGGTCGTTTTGTGATGCTTCTTCAACTGGTATTCCTGTGCGCTCCGTAAAATACTTCCAATCAGGCTTTCCGCCTGCATCGGCTATTGTTTTAAACACGTCCGCTGTGGCCTTGTTGCTTTCATCTACTTTTTTGCGATACTCTTCTTCTTCCTCAATATTGTTAAATCTAAACTTAACGCCATCAGGTATAGGCAAACCAAGTTTGCGCAACTTTGGCAACACCTCAACATCAATATCGTGTGCGATCGACCTGCAATCTTCGCTTTCCTTTTCTTTTAGGGCTTTAATCGCTTCTTCATTGCTGCCAAGTTTTCCCGCTGTGCTACTCATGGCATCTTCATGTCCAAGTACTATTTTAGTAATAGCCTTTTCTAATCTCATTTGAAAATTCTCAAACGCTTGATAGCCTGTGCCAATGTTTCTACTGTCGATTAATTCTATTTCATCGGCATGGTCAAGTACAATGGTTGCACTGTTGCCCATGTTGTATAAATCGGCAAAAAACTGATCGCGCTCATCACCCGTTTTGGAAGTTTTGCCAACTCGCATAGGACTACCATACAACTCCATAAATGTAGCTTCCTGCCCTGCTAAATGTCTGAGGTAAATTTCATACATTGCTATTTTATACAGCAATCCATACCCACATTCACTAATTCCGATTTGTGTTTTGGTGCCAAAATAAAATGTCCAATCGTAAGGACAATTGCCATCGGCATCACGATATTTCAAATCTCTAAACGGTACACCAACAACATTGTAAGGAATATTAACAACGTTCAAACGGTCGGGGCTTACCCAAGGGCGAGGTATAACTTTAATCGGGGCTAAGTTGCCAAAGGCATCACGGCTAAATAATTCATTGTTGTAAACATCGCTAAAGTTTAATAATGAATAACCGAAAAATTCAGCATCTAAACGCGCATCAAGTACCCTGTAAAACCAATCTTTGTTAATTAGTTTTGTTGCTTCTTCATTAACGCTACCATCTGGATTATAAAGTTCAAAACCTTTTCGCATGGTTAATGATTTACGTCTATTCATTACAGCGGTTACATGGCCGTTAAGTATAACATCAATATATATTTGTTGCTGCTTAACGCGCTGCTTAAATTGAACCATGCCCGCCTCCGCCTCGGTTATTGCATCACGCCATGATTGTATGTCTTGCGTTCTACGTGCAAAAATTATAGGTGCAATTTGAGCATAACGCAAGTCCTTTGACACGCTGCCCTTTACTTGCATATTTCCCTTTGTTGTTTCTGTAGGAAAAAAATAGTTTTTTATATTGCCAATAAGTGATGCCATCCTAATAATTATTTATTTGCCTTGGTTGTGATTGCATGCGGGTTCTATATCCTTTTTTGGGTTGTAGTCTTGGTATATTTGCAGTTACGCCCATGTTGTCACCCGCTGCTGATATTAACCAATTAACTGTGAAATCGTAATCAAACTTGTATTTTTCTGGAATGTTGTTTGGCGCTATTCGTTTGGCCAAATAATAAACCACCATGTTAACCATGTATGTCACTAATTGCTGGCTGCGATTGTCTGTAGCCTCCCAATATGTTGTGTTTGTTGGCAATGTTCCCGATGCAATAGCGTAAGGCGTGCCATTGCCCCATCGTCTTTGACCGTCTGTTGTTCCTGGTTCATAGCCTGTATTTTCAGCAGTGCAAGTATAAACCTTATCTTTCCACCAAACGATGTCGCCAATTTTATAATCGGTTTGTCCATCCCAAATTGGTTGAGGTGCCAGCACATGAAATATTTTATACTGAGCGCCTATCAAAGTCCATTTAGCAGCATCCCAAGCAGCAGCAACGGTAATAGCTGTATTGCAATAATAAATATTTCCTTGGTATAGTGCAAGGTTATTGATTGCGTATGTTGATGTGGCGCTAAACGCGGTTGCATCTAAGTAAACCCTGCGCAGTGCCTTGTAAGCTGTGGCGAAGTTCCATGTATCAATATCGGTAAACTCCATTGATAAATCATACTTTTGCGTTAAATAGCTGATAACTTCTTCTTGAACAGTTAATTCAATTGTTTTGCGTATTGCATCACTACTGCCCGTTAGCGCGTTTAGTTGTGACGTTTGGATTTGCCTTAAATAATCCTGTGAGTATAAATACATGGCTTACTTTTGGGCGAAAGTATAATAAATAATTTTAAATTGTGGATGTTTGTGTCAATAACTATTTTTTGACTTAATATCAACGCCCATTTTAACACGAGTTCCCTTTCCTCCACGTTTATATTCTTCATATTCGTTGGCAAAGGCTGTAGTTATGAAATATCGCTTTGCATCGGAGCAATGCCCGTATTCCTCAAATGTCACACCTGTTACCGGGTTTTTCTTTTTAGTTTTTTTAATCGTCCCGTCCGAATCTTCAAGTGCATATTGATAGTCATTTATTGACCTTTTGCACTTATCGCCAATTATTATATTTACCGCTGTATTGCCTGAATAGCACTGATTGATAAACCCACCTGATTGAACCACTGACGGGTTAACAGACTGCAGTCTTAACGATGGGCGATAATCTCGCAATAAATTAGTGATGTCGGTAAAAAAATTCTCTCCCTTTTCTTTTTTAGTGTCCTCTTTCCAGCTTGTGCGGTCACCATAAATAAACAATCCTTTTACTCTCGGTTGTGGGTAACGTATTTGAAACTCAGCGCAAACATGCTTTAATCTGTTACGCGGGTCTTCCAAACAAATTTCATCAATCTGAATGGCTGTTTTGCCCTCAATCTGCCAAACAAGACATGTTAAATAAGGGTTTACGTTTTCATCAAATGTTAAGTGAATTGGTAAATTTTCATTCCAGTGCGCCTGTCTTACATGATTATTTGTGTTAAAATCTTTCCAAAATTCGCCGCCTGTTCTAATTTTACCCCAATTGCCAAGTCCATAAACCAGGTAATAATTATAATCGGTTATTTTATCCTTTTCAAAATCGGCTATTACGTGAACATCTTTAAAATGTGGGCCTACTATGTATTTGTTATCGGTGTAGTTAGTCTTAAGAATTACTGTGTTTTTATTTTCGTTTTCCCATTTCCCGGTTATTGCAGATTTGCACTCGGTTAATAGTTCATTGTCAAATACGTTTTTCTTAATCCAATGTTCCTCACTAATTGGATTAAATATGCCAATAATCTTTTGCCCGACACGCCCCCTCAAACGTTTTTTAACCTGTTTAAAGTCTATCTCGTCAAATTGTGAAACCTCCTCAAGTACAACATACTTAAAATTTGATAGACCTTTAATTTTTTCGGAATTATCCAAACCTCTAAACCTAACAAACGATCCCGTGACACATTTGATATAATTTTGCTGGCAAATAAATAAATCATTTAACCCCCAATCATCAATGATGTTTTTAAAATCGCTGTAAATGGAATCTCGAATGTCGGTAGCAAACTTTCTTAACACCATAGCATTGTTATCGCTGCCACATAGCATGTCCTTAATCAAGAATTGAACCTCTGAATAAGTCTTTGATGCTGAAGAACCGCCATAAAGCCAAATATAACGAATATCGTTATTGTAGTGCGCTTTTTCTAACTCCCAATATACCTCATTAAATAAATCGGGGTTAAAATCAATCTTTACGTTTTGGACCATAGCCAATTTGTATGGTGGTTTGTGGCAAATCTTTCCCGTTGGTTGTAATGTCTTGCTTCGCAGGCGCATAACTTCCATCCATCTTGTTGAGTTCGGCTATGGCGGCGCGGCGGTCGGAATAATCAGGCACTACTTCAATATCAACTAATTGTTTATCAACTACCATTGGCTTAATTAATGGAATTTCACCTCTCATAATCTTAGTTAATATCTGCATGCGCTCAGTTGCAGTTGCTATACTTCCATCGGCTAAATCCTGCGCGGCCTTATTATTAGCCATTTCAACAATCTTTTTATTTTCGGCTTGAAGTTCTGAAATGTAAGACTTAATTTTATCGCTTTTAAGCAACTTTGAAGCATTAACCTTGCAATTACTTTGATTGTTACTATTGAACGCAATAGAATAAGCATCTGCACCACTCTTGCCAGTTATAAATAACTTGCAAAACTCCCTTTGTTTCTCAGTTAGTGTGCTGTTAGCCATTAGTTAGCCTTTTCATGCCCCAAAGATACGAATTATTTTAGAATTGCAAAAATTTCAGTTTGGACTTGCTCAAATGAGGTAGCAACAATGTAATGACCACCATCAGATTCAACAGCTACTTTGCGTTTTTTCTGCTCATCACTCATTCGGTCATGTGGCGATTTTACTTCGATTGCAAATAGTTTGCCCTTAATCAGTGCCTGTATATCTTCCATTCCGGTATGAGTTCCTTTCAGAAATCCAACTCCAGGGCGATAGCGTCCTTCGCTACTGATTCGCCTTGCACTGTTGCAACCATGTACTGATTTTAAATATGCAATAATCAAATCGGTAAACTTATTGGTATTGAAAGCATCTTTGGTAACCTTGTGTTCAATGGTGTTAATTGTAGGTATTTCAAACTTACCCGCTATGACTTCCGTCTTACGCTTCTTAACTACTTTCTTCTTGCTGAGGTTAAACCGTTCAATTGGCAGCGTGTCATGGAAACGTGGTTGCATTTGTGTTCGCTTCCATTGGTGGTAGTATGTTTCAAATTCGGGGATTGTGTATATTTTAAAATTTGTCATTGGGTTTCAGTGCTGTGTTAAAGTTTGGTTGTTCTGTTCTTGGTTCGCTGTAATCAACCAATGGTTCTTGTTCGCTAAATGGGCCGTCATCAACTAAGTTATAGAATTTAACAAGTTCATGTTTAAATCCAATAATAATATTGCTATCTGTAGCCCCGTTTCTGTGCTTTGCTAAAATAATACTCGCCTTTCCTATTGTGCTGTTGTTTTTTTCATCTTCTGTAATTCCGTAATAATCGGGCCTATAAATAAATGCTACCAGATCGGCATCTTGTTCCAAAGATCCGCTTTCTCTTAAATCCGAAAGCTGAGGTAATTTGTCGGCCCGCTCCTCTACCTTTCTGCTAAGTTGTGAAAGTGCTATAATTGGGATTTTCAAATCCTTTGCCAATGCTTTTAAGTTACGGCTAATGTATGACACTTCTTGTTCACGTCCATTAACATCGGCGCCTTTTCCAACGGTCATTAACTGAATATAATCAATAACGGCCATCTTTACCCCTTTATCGCGGCAAAGTTTTCTAAGTTTTACCTTAAGTTCAAAAATACTAAGTGCCGCTGTATCATCAATATAAATTGGTGCCGTTGCTAACTTTTGGCATTTAACATGATTGAATTGCACCTCATCTTTTGTAAGTCCAACCCTCATGTAACGTTCCAATGGTATTCCCGTTTCACTTGATTGCAAGCGGTGTATTAATTGCATTGATGACATTTCCAAACTAAAACACGCAATCGGCTGTTCAAATTCAACAGCGGCATTTCGCATAAAGTTTAACATCAATGAAGTTTTACCCATTGCCGGTCTTGCTGCTAAAATTATCAAATCACTCGGCTGCCATCCACCAGTGACAGCATCAATTGCAGTAAATCCACTTGGCACACCGCTTAATCCATCTTTTTTCACAATGTATTCGTTACGTTTTTCGGACTCATAAAATAAATCCAAAACTGTGTCAACTTTACCAATGCTAACGGATTTTTCAATCTTATCCAAACTTTGCTGAGCCGTTTCAAGGCAATCAAAAGCATCCGTTTCATCTTTGTAGCTTTCATTTTGCACACCCATTGACATTGCAATAAGTGAACGTTTAACATAATGCTCTGCTAATATTTTTGCGTTAAATTCTAAATTAACATTTGATTTTGAAAGCAGAGTTGAAAGATGAAATTGACCTCCAACATATTCCAATTTTCCCATCCTGGTTAATTCATTTTTAACAGAAAGCAGATTGATTGGGCCGCTTGTTTTGTAGATATTAAGCATCGCTTTAAATATCTCCTGGTTTTCAGACTTATAAAAAGATTCATCCGAAATAACCTCAATAACACGCTCAATTGCTTTGCCGTTAATCAGCAATTCCCCAATTATAGCTTCCTCGATGTCAATTGCTTGTGGTGGTTTCTTATTTTTTTCCATTGCCTCCAAAATTAATTTTTGTTTTGGCATCAGTTGGCATTTCTTTCTTCGGCCATGGCTTCAAATGTGGCACTGTATTTTTAAATGACTGCTCCCAATCTGTTATTTCTTTTCCGTTCCCATCTCGCCAGCCATCCTTAACCCAAGTATTGTATTTTTCATCAATGCTTTCTTTCAATTTTTCATAATCGATATTTAACGACCTTGCAAAAGAATGAAAAATATCTCGGGCTGGCGGGTGTGTTTCCATTAACACATTTTCATTCTTATTTTCATTCTTATTAAATACATTCTTATTAGCTTGGCTTTCGCTTGCCGTTTGCTTATGTTTCGCTTGCGTTTTGCTTCGGCTTCCGTTTTCGTAACGTATCTGATTTGCAATAAGTTGCGGCTTAATTAAAATCCAAACTGAAAGTGAATTGCCTTTTAACTGTGGTTCAATATTTTTGAAAATGAAGTCAAATATCGCTGAATATACTTGCTCTTTCTGTGACTTTGAAGGCAAATTATCGATAGCTTCATAGAAACTTCGGTAAAAAATTGCTGAATCTCTCATAATTTATATTGATTAGTTTGGTACTTAAAATCGTCTTTTATCATTGCTTTTTGTATGGCATGAAACTTTGAATCAGCGTTTAATGTGTAAATTTTGCCACTTGGTGACTTGATTATAAATATTTTCATTGGCTAATAAATTTTTTCGCAAATAACTATTAAATGATCATTGTTATTTATTTCGTGCTTTTCAACTTTGTAATTACTCAAAAATTCATCATAGTGAAATTCTGCACCTGGAAAAATTAAAATGGGAAGTTCAATAATATTAAATCCTCCATCGTTGCATAAATAATAAGTGTACATATTTTTATAGAATAAAGAAACCCCTACCAAAGTACGCCACCCGCCAAGGGGCAATACGATGATAGGGGTTATGTGTATAATGTCTTTTCAATTTGGCGGGTTATTTCGGTGCAAACTTAATGAATCTTCCCCAAAGTTGCAATTATTTTATTTGTAAGTTACGATGTTGAATAATAGAACAACCAGGAACATTGATGCCGTCCTTTATCGCTGCTTTTATGGCTGCTTTATCTGCTTGCTCCGTAACTTTAACCACTTTATAAGGTGCAGGAAGTTTATTCACATCCTCCACCTCAACCGTTTCAGATTTCCTAAAGTTGATTTTAACCAAAGGAGTTTTAATTTCATCAGTACCGAATAACTCCATTGCGTGTTTAATTCGTTCCTTTAGATATTCGGAGGCTTTCTCGCGTTGTTTCTTTGCGGCCTGGAGGCGTTTAATTTCTGCATCAATGGTTTCAATATCAGCATCCATTTGTTTAATTACAAATGAATAAGCCACAGATTTATTTTGCAGTTGTTCTTCTGTGATTGCCAACTGCTCTTCGAGTTCTGGTGTAAGTTCTCCTCCATTGTCGATTAGTTCTTCAGCTAATTGGTTGTAGTTTTCTTCGATTTGATAAATTGTTGGCTTCATTATTCAGCAGTTTTAGGTGTTAGTTTGGCTTTCATTTCGTCTTTGGCAGCTATAAAAAACGGCTCCGATTGAAACTGTTTGTATTTAGTCCAAATAGCACGTAAAGCAGTTTCATCGGCAACCAAGTACATTTCAGCAGTAGCTGAAGCAATAGCTTTTTTCTTTTCGGCCTCGGTGTCGATGCCTTGATTACACCATTCAATAATTTGCTTACCAGTTTCAGAAGTAATAATAAATTCGGGCTTATCCATAAACAACCCAGTACGGTCTTTTGATGCGGTAGCATGGTGGTTTGTATCTAAATTAAAGTTAACTGTCAACTCATATTCAAAACCCTCTCTTGTTACCTCTTTGAGCCCAGCTTTTTCAACTTTTACTTTCCCATCTGTTCCTTTAGTCATTTCGTAATCTTGCTTTCTTCTTACACTTGTAATCATGTGCATTTTGCTTTGTAAAATAGCATTAATAAAAGCATCATGACGAGGTGTAATTTTAGCCCAATTAGTAAAACTGTTACCAGTCATTGAGTTGCTAATTTCAATAATACCTCCTTTCCCATCCCATTCATGTGTAATTGAATCAATGATACACACTTCAATACCAGCATCCTCACACGCCTTAATACATTCAATGTAACGCTCTGGTGAATAAGGTGCTTGTAAATCAATAGTATTATAATCTCCTAAATGAGTATAAAGCGATCCGCTCCCATTTTCTGTATCAATGATTGCTATTTTACTCCAGTCATTAGTCATGCCATACGCTAATAATAGCGCACTGTAAGTTTTGCCACCACCGCTAACAGCAGATAGGCCAAGTCTTAATTTTACTTGTTGGCGTGTTGCCTTTTTTAATTGAATAGTACTCATGTTTAGTTTAGTTTAGTTTATGGGTTAATGTTAAAAGGGCAAATCCGGCTCGTTTTCTGCTCCAATATTACTTGGTGCATAATTCGTTGTTTGCGGTGCTGCTGGTGGTTGCGGGTAGTTATTGACTTTATTCATTTCAACTTTCCACACCTCCAACGTAGTAAAATAGTCAATAGTTTGGTCTTTCTTAGTGTACTGTTTACCACGAATATTGAAGTGTACTGTAACCTCATCGCCAACATTGCACTTATCGAATAACTCACAACGATCTTGGGTAACTTGCATCTTAACGTGTTGCTCATATTGAGTGCTGTTATCGGTAACAACGATGTCACGTTTTCTAAACTTATCGCTCACTTGTTGCACTGGGTAAATCTCGCGTAACACGCCTGTTAATTGATTGCTCATTTTTGTTTTTATTTATATTAGTTTGTAATTAATTAATATCCTCCTCCACATCATGCGCGGGCTCAGCCTTGCGAACGTGTAAATATTGCGTTAATACCATTGATAAAAACGAGGTGTTGAACAACTTAGCAACTGGGATTTCATGATGACCATTACTAACAGCCTCGTCACATAATTGCAAGTAGTCAGCAGCTTTATCAGCAGGAAAGTCAAGTACACATTTACCGGCGCCTTGAAAGTGGTAGAAATGGTTATTTTCGCTATCGAATTGCACACATTCCTCTGTGTACTTAATTCGCCACTCCTTAATGTAGTTTGTTTTTACTTCTATTTCTGTTGTTTTCATGTTTATTGGGGGTTAATTGTTGGCACAAATATACAGCTATTTTATTTACTGCAAACTTTATTTAATGCTTTTAACATTTTTTAACAATTCATTATAAATAGCATGATGTTTTGACTTCCATCGTTTATTTTTGCCTTTGAGCATCCTGCGAATAGCCATAACTGTACATTCATTGTTTGCGGCTACCTTAGCAAATGGTCCTGGACCTGCATTTGATCCGTTCATCTTAACACGCTGCAAATTGTGGGTTACAATCTTATCGTAAAGCGTGTCAAGTTCTTGTTGTGTTGGTGGTGTTTTTTGTGGTTTCATATTCATACCTCTGACATTATTAATAATTGGTTAGTACCTTGTTCGTTGGCTATTTTGCGAGCCTCAATAAGTTTTAATTTGCGCCTCAATACACGTTCATTTTTATCATCTTCATTATTTTCTTGAATACGCAATAACTTAGCTATAATCGCATTTATAAACGTAGTAGTAGTTTCTAAATCGGTGCTAAATTTATCTGCAATCAATCGAGGTGTAAGATTTTCATCATTAAAACAAGTCCAGATTTTATACTCAAATGAAGTTAAACTTGCAACATCGGCATTGATGATATTGTGGTATTTATCGTAGTTTATTTTAGCGCTCATTCTTCAACATATTAAATCGTTCGTTAAATGTTAGTTGTTCGCCAGGTTGTGTTAATCTTGCACCACCTTTTACACGTTTGCAGTGTGCAGTTGGAATGTAACAAAAGAACGCGGCTATCCATTCGCGTAGGCTAAATTGAGCGCGGAGCTCTTTGAGTAGTTGTTTCATGTTTAAATTGGTTTAAGTATATTAATTGGTTGTTTTCCTTGTGATATTAAATGCTTGTCATAAAATATAGCAGCCTCGCGTTCTGTTTTAAAGCCCTTTTTGCCATTCTTCAACCCTGTTACAAGCCATTTTATATTTTCGCCTTTCTTTAGCCCGCTTACATTTAAGTATTTCGATTTAATGTGTTTTAATGGATGTTGTGCCATATTCATTTAAAAGTTTCGGCAAACATACAATAAAATTTATTATAAAAAAAATTTGCAGTTAATTATTTTTTGTTTATGTTTGTGGCCGAAACTAAAAAACTAAATATTATGAGCAAAAAAGTAAAAGTACTATTAGAACTTACATTCGAGGAAGTAAAAGCTGATCCCGAATGTGGCATCATGCAAGATGAATATCAACTTACAGATATTTATCAAGGCCCAAAACAGTTGTGGCTATCCCCCAAATTAGAAGAATTACTCAATCAAGAAATTAACCCTAATAACTAAAAACAAAATGAAAAACTACTTAAATTACATGGTCAAAAACAGCAAATGGTGCATTGTGTTAACCGTTGCATGTTTATTCTTATTTACCTTTGGACTTCCATCATTGAAAGGTGGAGAAGTGACTTGGCATCCAGTTTATGAAATACCTAAACTATTTGAAATGTTAGGATTTTCGTTACTGCTACTTGCCACTGTTGTATTCAGTTGGTTGCAAGTTTATAATGAGTATTCACGCCCTAAAAGAAATGGTAATGATTAAGCCGCTTTGGAACCCCACCCAACTAACCTGTCAAATAACCATAGGCGATTGGCCAGCGTGCGAGGGCGTTCAAAAGCTAATTGGCTTTACTCGTGGCTTAGGCTTTCATAGAGTTGATTACTTTCCTTATTGGCACATAAGCAATTCAATTGTACTTGGTTATAATAGAAGCGAAAATGAAGATACTGTGAGAATTTGGATATACGGATATTTAGATGGCGTGCACATACAATCAATGCTAACTGAAAAAAATGTCGGTGAAAAATTAGATGTTTGTTTAAAGTGGACAAAGTTTTTAAATGCTCAATTGCATCAAGGCAAAAAAAGAGTTAAATACTATTCAACGCCTATATGGAATAATACCCTCCCAATTGGCTTTCTCCTTTACCCCTATGCCGAAATAGACGGCCCCGAAAACAAGCGCACACCTTTCCAGGTTGATATTAAGGATTTGAAAGTTAATGGTAAATTGATAAAAAATAAGTAACGTTTTGCAGCCTTACGTCAGTGCGGGCTTAGTGGCACAGACCTTAATTTGAAAACCAATTTAATATGAACGATAAAATTTCAACCGAAGTAGAAAGCCCCGCATTGCGTAAGGGTGTTGTTACAGGAAGTTTGCCTTTCGTAATGTTTCCAGATGAAAACAAAATTCCCTTTTGGCAAGACTTTAGTGGATGGGAAGGCATACCGTCTGATAGACGATTTTACCCAAAAGAAGAAATAAACGGTAGTATAGTATTCATAGCTGATAAATATGGGATACTAAAAAATAATAAGTGGAATTTAAGTGGAGAGTATGGTAATGGAGCAATTTATGTATCCACTAAAGACTTAGCTTCTGATATTGTCGAATGGTGTAGGGCAAATTTCCTGTAACGTTTTGCAGCTAACAGAAGTGGCTGCTTTGAGAACTTCTGAATTAAAAACTAATGCTTGTAGCAGCCATTTTTGTTAGGTGCTGTTATAAGCTGTAAAATTTGCGGATTATGAGCAGAGAACACAATAGAGAACCAATTAAACACACTTGCCCTGATATTGATAAATATATCAAGTGGATAAAAATGGAAATAGTAAAAGACCGTGATTTAAAAAATATGGACGAAAAAGAATTGTTTGATGTGGCATCTTCAATGTCATCAAAACTTGAAGAATGTATTGACCACCTTGAAGAATTAAGAAAGTCAAACGATACATTAAGGCAATGGGGAATTGAAGAAGCGAGAAATGTTGATGACCTTGAGGCAAGGGTGTATGAATTGGAATCCAAACTTCCATTAGATGCAGTAACGTAGCAAATTTTATTGCTTATAACGTTTTCGGGCTTGGCGAAGGCTGGCTTCCACTAAACTTAATACGAAGAACAAATGATTAAATTAAACGATAAACTTTCATATGAAGCACTGCCAGCTTTTGCCAAACCCGTGTTATATGAAGTGCCGACTTATTTACGATGAAGCCCAATTGGAACACTAAACAGAAAAACAAAAAGAAAAAAATCGATGGACATAGATACTTCAAAATGCGAAATTAATTATACCGATACAAGTATAAAATTGAACGAAATACCATTTCCGTTACAAAGGCAAATGCCTTACAGAGATGGTATAATTACCTTAATGATTGACTACGGTAAACTTGGGAAACAAATGTATTGTTGGACTTGGAATGAACTTAATGAGTGGTTTAAAAAATAAAAAAGTGATGGAAAAAATTAAATACGGCTACAATTGCAAGCATTATTTCGGTATTATATCTGCTGAAAACGAAGAAGAAGCAAGAGAAATATTACATAAAGACCATACAGGAAATGGTAACAAATTATGCAATTGGAGCAAAACAACAAAAAATGATTGTCAAAAAAAATGTCAACTAAAAATAAAAATAAAATAATATGAAAACAAGTGAATTAAGAGTTGGTAATTACATCAAATTGATGCTAAATGATGAAGATTTTGCAGTTGTTCAAGTTACCTTGAACGACATAGAAGCTATTGATAACAAAAAAGGCGTTTTTGAACCAATGCCATTGAAAGAAGATTGGTTATTGAAACATGGGTTCTTTGTTGAGAATTTTGATTATGCTATACCTATTTCAGAATGTAAAGTAGTGTGGCTTACTTTGATACCACAGGATGAAGAATGTACTGCATATTCTGTTTGTGTTACCCAAACAGATGAAAACGAAGATGACCAAAATGTATTTTTATCCGATATAAGTTACGTTCATCAAGTACAAAACTTATACTTTGCACTAACTGGAAACGAATTGAAATATGAAGAACAATCTTAAAAGTGCGGTGGCTTTTTTCTTTTTGTTTTTCCTTCACAGAACTTCAATTGGAAACGGTCAGCAAGGCATTTCATATAACGTATCGGGTATTGCCGAAGTGCGGGCATAACAGCACTAAACTTTAATTGAAAGACAAATGATTGATAATAGCACAAAAGATAAATTGGAAAACGAAACCCCGCATTTTGGCAATACCTTGTTAGGTGCAGTGCCTTCTGTGGTGTATAATGAGGATTGTGTAGAGGGTTTAAAACGCTTTTCTGATAATCATTTTGATGTTGCTATTGTTGACCCACCTTACGGTATTGAAGATAAAATTTCTTTAGGTGGTGGAAGTCATACAAAAAACAGAACGAAGTTTCATAATTTATACAAAGAGAAAAATAAAAGCTGGGATATTAGACCACCTAAAGAATTTTGGAATGAGTTGTTTCGTGTATCTAAAAATCAAATTGTGTGTGGCGCAAATTACTTTACTGAATATTTGCCTGTTTCAAGAGGTTGGGCTTATTGGCATAAACAAGGCGAAAAAATGAGTAGTGTAAATGATGAATTGATATGGACAAGTTTTGATGTATCAATTAAGAAATTTAGTAGATGTCACGGAATGGATAAAGGTTTTTTGGCTGACCACAAAGTTTTTCATCCAACTACTAAACCTGTTGCATTATATGATTGGCTCATTTTTTCTTATTGTGATGATGCTAATTTGATTTTAGATACACACGTTGGAAGTGGAAGTTCAAGAATAGCAACTGTAAAAGCAGGTAAACAATTTGTCGGATTTGAAATAGATAAAGATTATTATGAAGCACAAGAAAAGCGTTTTAAAGATTTTGTCAGCCAACTCCGAATGTTTTAGTGTGTCCGCTGGCATTGCACCTAACATACAAATAAGCGAAACCTATATCGCATATACAATCAAAATAGGTAAGATAAACGAAATATAAACAATTTAAACGAACGGTAAAATGTCAATACACAAACTAAAAACAATCAACCCGTATTTTAATAGATGCTGGGAACAAGAAAAAACATTTGAAGTAAGAAAAAACGATAGAGATTTTCAAAAAGGAGATAACGTTTATTTGCAGGAATACGACAAAGAAACTGATAAATATAGTGGCCGTGAATTACACTGTGTTATAACTTACGTATTGCATGATTTTATTGCAATTGACCAAGAATATGTGGTGTTTTCATTTTCAGTTATTGACTATATTAACCCCTAAAACCCCCTAACAATGCCAATAGAAAAAAAATTAACAGCGTTGCAAGAACACATTGCTGAATTAACCGAACTTAAAAACAAAGCATTAGTCCAAATGAAAAATATGGGCGATGCTGATAAATCGACCGAGTTTGCAGATGGTTTATTTGCCGCTTATTCTAACGCTATTGATCAGGCTAAAAAGAAACTCGCCACCGAGCGACAACAACATTTAGAAACATTCGTTGCAGGCGATGAAAGAGGCACTGGCAACATACCATTCAATGCAGAACAATACTTTGAACAAACCTTTAAAACCCAATAAATAAAATGAACAAAATAATTGAAATTGCACAAAAAGAAGTTGGCTATGTAGAAGCCGCAGGAAACAAAACAAAGTACGGCAAATGGTTTGGATTTGATGGCGTAGCATGGTGCGCCATGTTCGTATCATGGTGCTATTCACAAGCGGGTAAGCCACTGCCAAAGATAGGATTTACCAAAGGCTTTGCAGGATGCCAAACGGGTTACGAATACTTTAAAAAGAACGGGTGGATAACAGATAACCCCGTTCCTGGAGATATAGTTTTGTTTGATTGGAATGGAGATAAACGATATGACCATACGGGTATATTTGAAGATTGGTTAGACCGAAGAAAAGGCACTATAATGACTATCGAGGGTAATACTGGAACTCACAACCAATCAAACGGTGGTGAAGTTATGGAGCGTGTGCGCAGTGTAAAGTTTGCTATATTTATTCACCCGCCTTTTAATGTTTAATATGCTAACCTACACCCACAAATCAACCAGCGAGCAAGTAACGCTGATTGAAGAAAAGAAAGTCCACAACGGATTAGGAATTGCCCATGTAGTTCTAAAACGTGCCAATGGTAAGACTTTGACTATGCCTAAAAAAGAATTTGAAAATAATTTTGTAGTTTTAAAGTAATAAGATATATTTACAGAAATAAATTAATAACTAAAACTAATTAAACATGAAAACAGAAATTGAAGAAATTATCAGCAAAAATTTGCCAGCACAAGTTGGTGACGTATTAAAACAAAGACTTACCCAAGCAGATGCTTTAGAAAATGAGGTAAAACAATTGAGAGAATATAAAATATCGCATGAGGCTACGATAAAAGGATTGCGTGCCGAAATTGATAAGTACATAGCATTCGACAATAGAAATTCTGCACTTGATGCAAGAGAAAAAGAATTAGCACAACGCGAACTGAATTTAGGCCTTGAAATTTTAAAATATCAATTAGCAAGCGAAAAAGAAAAAACAGAGTTTACCAAAACGGTTGCGCTTGGATTGGTAAGAAATACTGAATACAGAAAAACTATTTTTGACAGTGAAGCGCAAGCCCCGTTTGTGGATGCTAATGGAAATTGGCAATATCCTCAACCCACAAGCAAAAACCATGAAGAAACAAATACTAAGTCATAACCATGCTAATCAACCCCGACAATTTAATCACCATAGCCACTTACGCAAAGATGCGTGGCTTAACACAAACTAAACTATGATTATTAATACAAAAGATTACGTAACTGTTGCTAATTATGCAAAGATGCGTTACAATAACAGAACTGGTGAATTAGGCGTAACGCCTGAAAGAATTTACCAACTTATTGATACCTTAAATTGGATTGATATTGATGGTATTATTTTTATTAACAAAAAAAACCCTTTAAAAATAAAATAACATGACCAAATACAGAGGTTTCCGCAAGGATGGCAAAGGATGGATTGAGGGGTTTCTAATTGGAATCCTTGACCCCGAAAAAGAACAAGACACTTATAAGAAATGGCTAATACATAATGGTGTCAATATTTCAGCTCCTATTGAAGTACACAAAGACAGCGTTGGTATTTTTACTGGCTTAACTGACAAGAACGGTAAAGAGATATTTGGAAGTATTGATGGAAGTAAGGGAGGGGATAAGATAGAGGTAACAACTGGTTTTGTTGGCGATGTTAAGTTTAGAAATGGCAGTTTTATTATTGAAAATGAAACGGGGCATTTCTATTACATTGGTGAGTTAATTAGCAACTTATGTTATACAATCATCGGCAACCAATATGAGCAAAATGGATAAGAATTTTTAGTAACTTAGCCACAAAAAAAGCTATGAAAAAAATCCTATCAAACCTCATCAACAGTTTTACCACCGACAAGGATGGTTATTCAGCACGTAAATTATCAGCATTTGCAGCCGTTTGTGTTGCTATTTATGTTACGGTCAAACTTATTCCGGTAGCAGTTCAAATTGATGCCTTATACGCCTGGTTAATATTCGCTGGAGTTTGTTTAGGCATAGTAACTATTGAGCAAATAATTAATTTAAAAAACGGATCTAAAAACAAAGACAATGAACAAGCATAAAATATATATAAGCGGTCAAATAACTGGACTATCCATGACAGAAGCTATGACTAACTTTTACAATGCTGAAATGTACTTAAATGAGAAAGGATATGACGTTATTAATCCATTGGCAATAGTCGGACACAATGCAATTGCAGAAATGAAAATAAGCGATGAAGAAAAATGGGTGCTACACATGAAACTCGATATTAAGGCTTTGATGGATTGTACCGACATATTTATGCTGCAAAATTGGGGTAATAGCAAAGGTGCTAAGATTGAACGTGATTTGGCTATTGCATTAGGATTAAAAGTACATCATCAATAACAATACACATACTGCCCTATGGCGGTTGTTGAAATG